ATTTTAATTGTAAATTCCACGAACCTGGCAATGTTGGGTGTAGATTAAAATATGTGCATATCGGCATAGCGGGAAAATGTGTTTATTGTGAAGAGAAGAAGCCAAAAATAAACATTGAAAACTCAGTTAATGTGGACAGAAAATATATTAATGATAAATTGATTCCGGAAATAGTTGCTGCAATAAATAGAACACATGTAAATTCAAAGGAGAAATAAATGTCTGAATATTGCTGTGATAGAATGGAATATTTTGTAAATAAGAAACTCGCTGAGGTTGACAGAGATGATTATTATTTAGTCTGGACAGCCTGGAAGGTAGAGGACGATGATTATAAAGCGGAGTATCGAGAGAAAATGTATTACTGCCCAGTTTGTGGGGAGAAATTAGGAGATAATTAAATGGCATTATTAATATTTTTGAAACAACCGAATCAAGCAATAGCTATTGAGGGTGATAATAAGCTGGTAGAAAAAGCTGATTTAAGAAAAGTATTTGCTCTAAAAGCTCAGACGCTTGAAGGGAATACAATATTTATTGCAACGGATAATATTGCTTATGTCCAGGAGATTTCAAAGGAAAAGCTGATAAAGCAGAAGAAAGACTTTGATAGGAACCAGCAGCAACAACGGCAGCAAGGGAATAAGATAATAACTCCCAATTTTACCATCCCATCAAAAAGGACGCAATAAGGATTAATATGCTACAATCATTATCTAAGTCAATTTCCATATCGCTTCAGAAGCTGGGGCGCAAGCCTAAGGCGGTAAGAAATATGCGCAGACTTATTACACTTAACGAAAGGAAGCTGCGGCTTAAAGTAGATGAGTGGATGAAGCTTATGATTAAGGATATCCAACGAGGGCTGCCGAAGCTTAAATCTAAGAATAGCAAGATTGCTGATTGGAAGCATATCAAGGAACAGGGCAATCTGATTTTAAAGCCGGTGATCCTGGCCATACTTGGAGAGGGCGGGAAGGCTGTAGTTGACCGGAAGATAATGAAACAGGACCGCTTTGATGAGATAGGCACAAGCGCTGTTAAATGGGCTGAGAAACACACAGCGGCTTTAGTCGTTGAGATAACAGTAGAGACGCAAGCAGCGATAAAAGCATTTATCGTCGATGCCGTTAAAAAGGGTCAATCAATTCCGGCTGTAGCAAAACAGCTCCGGCCCCTCGTGGGGCTGACAACAAGACAAATTATGGCGGTCGCTAATTACGAGGAGTGGCTTATAGTGAACCGGCCTGAATATACGGTTAAGGTTATCCGGGAAATGGCAGAAGTTAAGGCTAGGCGGTTGCATCGATATAGGGCGCAGCTTATTGCAAGGACTGAAACTGCAAACTCATTGAGCGAGGGAATACGTCAAGGCTATATGCAAATGGGAGTTAAACAATTACAATTTGTAGCTGGCCCTGGAAGCTGTGACGATTGCGCCGCATTAGATGGCCAGATATTTCCGATAGCAGAGGCGGAGGGAGTGATTGCGGTTCATCCGGGCTGTAGATGCACGTTTGTTGCAGCATAGGGGTATAAGCATATGACAGAAATTAAGAAATGTCGCAAGTGCGGGGCGGATATGAAAGAGAAGCAAACCTGCTGCCGGGTTATATTGAGCTGCACTAAATGCCGGTGGAAGGAAGTATCAAGGAAGAAAAAATAACGGAGGCTTACAATGCGAATAGAAAATATAGACAAAAATAACCTTAAAAAAGAGTCTGATAAAGAGCTATTTAATCTGAGGATGAGGTTTACTCAAATATTCAATAAATTCTACAAGACTAATCTATTCAAGAAAAGCGACTTTAACTTCCTGGATAGAAAGGATTTCCTCAGCAAGTATAAATTGCTCAATAGCGAGATAACGGGCCGTAAGCTCAAGGTCAGCAAAAGCAATGAATTAGATAAGGTTATATTCAGCAAAGAAATGACAGGCGTTGACGTTAGGAGCTTGCCAGAGGTGGCGCTTGCGAATGATTATATTTCTATCCACGGCTCATTTCTTAAAAGCCCCAAAGAGGAAGGATCGTTTAATATTTATATCAATGACAAGGGGGACAAGCGGACAGTCGAGGTTGAGGAGAGGGTGCGACAATTGCTTGAGGAAGAGCTTGGTAAAAATGCCACAGTAACAAAATCTGCCGATGATATACCCGATGATTGCATCCCCTTATACGACCTGGTATTGAAGCCCATAGATGGCACTAAGCCCAGGAAAGAGGAAAAGCCTGTAATGAAAACAGATCAATGGGGGCAGCCAGCAGGGGATAAGATAGACAAGGACGCTAAGAAAGATAAGGAAGATATAACCAAGCCCTATCCCTCAGAACATTCTGCCAGGCTTCAGGATCCCGCGAAATACGATAGCTTCAAGCGGACTAAGGGAGGGAAGATATACTTTAAAACAGCAATACCCGCTGCCATTGGTATTATCTGGGGGCATCCGAAAGGCAAGGCTCCTGCAACCTGGATACCGCAGGGTTTACGGTTCGATAAAGATAAATATACAGTAGCACAGGCCAAGAAGTTTTTAACGGATAATAAGATTAAGTACATCAAGTTTGAACCGGCCAAGGAAAAGGAAACAAAAAAGAAAAAAGAAGATAAGCAGAAATATAGCTGCACGTGTATCGAGTGCGGCCATAAGCTAAAAACAGATGAGCATTGCAAAGACGTGAAATGCCCGAAATGCGGAGGGACCATGAGAAGGGCTGAGAGACCGGGGCCAGGTGAGAAGTATTTTAAATTTGAGAAGGTCGATAAAAAACAGCAAATTGTAGGAGGGATAATCTATGAACCTGACGTTGAAGATACACAGGGCGATTATATGGAAAAGAACGACATTGAGAAAATGGCATATAAGTACATGCTGGGAGATAAGAAATTCAAGATTAACCACAAAGGCAAGGAGTATAATTTCCCGATTATCGAATCATACATCCCGGATGAGAACACAAAGAAGGGCGGCCAGACGATAAGGAAGGGAGCCTGGTGGCTGATGGTTAAGGTAGATAATAAGAAGATATGGGCTGACGTTGAGAGCGGTAAATTGAACGGTTTTAGTATGGGTGGTCAAGCTGTTAGAGAATAATTTATGGAGGTAAATTATGGATAAACGTTATTGTGATTTATGCGGTTGTGAAATGCCGTATGGTTTGGGAGAAATAAAAATAACTACAATAGGTGTAAGTGAAAATAGAGATCAAGCTTATTTCAATAAAAACATAAACCATCTATGTGCAGATTGTATGCAGAAATATTTTGCTGAAAATAAGTATTGGGCTCAACAACATATGTCAGATAAAAATAAGGAAAGAATCAAAGACTAATAAAGCCGTTAAAGAATAATCGCTTGACATTTAGATTAATAAAATCTATAATTACGTATAGATTATGAAGCTCCTGAATAAAGCAACGATTGTAATTAATGCCTTCCCTATAAGCCCTATTTCTCTATTCAGGAGCTGGTAGGCTGGGGAAGGCTTTATTAATAAAGGAATAATTGACATGAAAGGGGAAGTGCTAAGGAAATCATGACCTTTCGAGGTTCTTGTCTTTGCTTGCCTTCCTCTTTAAATAAAAGGAGAAATAATGAAAATTTACGCAATCGACTGGGCGACTAAAAAAGATTTAACCGTTTTCGATGGTAAGAAAGTCAAAAGTATGGCAAACACGATTGAAGAGTTCGATAAATTTTTAGATAAAATTGGGGGGAGTGCTATTGGTATTTCGACTAAAAGTTCAATATGGCAGATGCCTTCCCCCATTTTACTATTCGAGGAAGGCGGCGCTGATATGCAAAAGCTGAAAGCATACAGGGCTGATATGACAGTCTTGACGATCCCGGGGAAAAAGATCAGGGATTATCGGGAATCGATAGGCGAGGAAAAAACAGATGAAAAGGATGCTGAATTAATTTATAGATTTTATGAGAAGGGAGGCGGAGGCGCTAGAAAAGAAATGACCCGCAAAGGCTCTACTCCCTATTTGCCCTCCCCTTTCCTTCCCGAAAATAAACAAGGAGGGGGTGCTAAAAACCGGGTGACCAAAAGTTCAAAAACTCCTTTGCCCCCTTCCTTCCGTCTTTTCCAAGAACTCGATGCCGATATAGCTGAGGTGAAGATATTATTCAGGGAGCATGAGGATCTGAAACAGACAATGGTTAGGGAGAAAAACAAGCTATTTGCTTTTGAGAATAAATATAAACTTGCAAACGTGGCCTCTAACCAGGGAGAAAAAATCACACTGAGTAAGAAGGCCTCAATAAAAGAGAAGGAAAAACAGCTTGGAATAATAAAGCTGATCCTAAAAGATAAAGTCAAAAAATTTCCTATATGGAAAGAGTTTTTAAAAGATATAAAAGGAGTCGGGCCGGTAATCGCAGCCGGATTAATCGGGGAGATAGGGAATAAAACCTTTAATTCCAAAGAAAGCATAAAACACTATGCGGGAATTATACCGCGCGCTGAAGGATATAATTTCAACCGGAAATTAAAGGCACTTTTGTTTCAATTCTTAGAGGGCGTGATTAAGCATAAGACCCCAAAATGGCGGGAAATGTACGATAGCATCAAGGCCTTTTATGCAGATAAACATGATGACTGGAGCAAAGGTAAATGCAATAATTTTGCTAAGAAATTCGTGGAGTCAAAGTTTATCGTGGAGTATTGGAAAAAACACAAGGAATTGATTTAAAATGATTATGTTGGGGAGGAGCGCAATTGGCTATGTGACTAAAAGTTCAATCAGATCTGTGCCTTCTCCCCTTTTTTTAGATTCAATATAGGGAAGAAGTGCTACAGGGCGTTTGCGTAAAATGCTAGAGCTTTAATGCCTTCTTCCCTTTTCTATAAATAAATACTTGACAAAGTAAATAATATCCTTTAAGTTAGTATTAACCGTTTGATTTGAAGCCTGAAGCTGGAAGTCGAAATCTTCAGGATTTGCGAACGTTTTAATTGGCGTTCAAGGCTTGTTTATGCAAATGAGTCCTGAACGCCTTTTCTATTTTATGGGGGTTCAAAAAATCTTATTGTTTAGGAGGTCATGTTAAAATGGCCAGAAAAATAAAGTCAGTCGAGATAGAGGAACTTACAATTTGTGAGGAACCTGCTAACCGACTAAAATTCTATATCAAAAAACATGGAGGTTTGAAGATGGACAAATTACTTGAAGTATTAAAAAAGATTTTAGGCGATGAGGAAATTGACGATAATTCTATTGAAAAGATCAAAGGGCTTCCCAAGGATAGTATTGAAACTATCGGAAAGGCTCTTGATGAAATAGAAGGATATAAAGGGAATTACCCGCCTGCGCTTGATGAGGCTATTCTATCGCTTGCCAAAAGCGCTGTTTATGATTATCCCGTGAAGGAATCTGAGTTTGATTTTGAGGACGTAGCAAAGGCCGGGGCTTCTTTATCGAAGGCAACCGTGGCGCAGCTCAAA